TTGAAGAACTAACTGGAATTCCAGTTGTGATATGTCCAGAGTAAAAAGGGGAAATAGTATGAAAAAAATATTAATGATATTAACTAGTTCGTTTATTGTAAATTTAACATTTATGTTAGTTATTTTTGGCATACACGTATTTTTATGGGTATATGTTGGGAACGTTAATGATCCATATGGAAATATTGGAAAATATATATTTGTATTTATGATATGTTGGGCAATATTTATATATCTATTTGCAGGTTATTACAATGAAATATATAAAGATCAGAATAAAAAGGAAGGAGATAAATAATGGCACTAAAAAAATTATATTTTCCGCACGAATTTGATGCGAGTAGTAATCCAACACTCATAGATGTCAATAGAAATTTTGGAATGTCAGGCATTGGAATGTATTGGATACTCATTGAAAACTTGTATCAATCAAACGGAGAATTGACCGATAAAGAAATTGCTGCTATTGCTTGGAATTATCACATCAATCCAATATCTGAAATGATGGCCGTAGCTAATTTAGTTTTAAAGCACGAAACTGATGAAAAAACTAATGTTACCGTTTATTATTCCAATGGCGTTAAAAAGAGAATTGTTGAAAGAGAAGAAAAGTCTAATGCCGCAAGAAAAGGTGCGTATGCCAAGTGGGGAAAAGATAAAAAAAGCAAAGCAGAACAAAAGCCCGTTCCGGAATGGTACAACGAATATTTCAAAAATCTTCAAGAAAGAGAAAAGAATAAAAAAACTAAAGAATTAAGTAAAGAAGAATGCAAAAAAACATTTGATAGTGCCGATAGATTATTTGGTGAAGAAAGTAAAGGTGAAAAAGATGAATAGTCAATTTAACGAAGAAAAAGCAGAAGATACTGCTAAAATAATAGATGTAGATAAATGTGATTATTTATCCGTGGAAGATGCTTTTATAGCAACTGATTTAGATGATGAGATCCTAGATGCTTTAATTAATGGCTGGAAATATTCAGCTGCTGAGATATCTGAAATTAAATTAGGGCATAAAACGTTATTTGAAAACTATGCGATAAATATACGTGAGTTGAACAAATATCGAATGAAGGAGATATTTAAGCCTTTAATACAAAAGAAAAAGCTAATTGATTTAGAAATAAAACAAGTTGATGAATTGCCTGCATCTGCAGCTTGCACTCTTTGCTTAAAAGTTTACAAACACGGAATAGAAAAGTTTATTGCTGTTACATCAGATTTCAATGAGAAACAGGACAAATATTATCCGTTAAATTACAGTGAACTATTGCAAATTGTTATTGATATAACTAGAGAATTTAAAGCGGATATCGAAGAAAGGAAGAATAAATAGTGAAGGAAAGCAAATACATTGTTAAAGTGTTTACGATATTTGGAGAAAAGAGTTCGATGGAGTATGACACCAAAGAAGAAGCGGTTAAAAGATGTCAGATCTTACGGAAAAGACACAAGCTTTCAAACACTGTAACAGCTATCGAAGTAGAAGAAATAGAAGGATCAGGAGTAGAATAAAATGAGAAAAGAAAAACCAAAAAAGGCAGAATAATCACATAATAATTTTAATTAAGATTACTAAAGAAGAGTTGTTGCAAATGCAACTCTTTTCTTATGCGAACGCATACCTTGAAAGGTGCAAACGCTATGCAAACGCATCGAAAAAGTATGCTATAATATAAGATAATATATAATAATATAACATAAGATAAAATAAGTTAAGAGAATAGACCCTCAAAAACATTTTTTTCTTTGCTCTTTTTTAAATCAAAGTATAAAAAACTATTGACATTGCTTTTAGTTGTATTATACAATTAAATTAACGAAGGAGATAGTGCATATGAGTCATAAAGCTAAAAATAAGACAATAGGTAGACCCTTAGCAGAGTTTAATCAAAAGTTATTTGAACAAGCCTGTGCTTGTTTTTGTACTAAAAAGACCATATGCGATGTATTAGAGTGCAATCCTAACACATTAACTGCTTGGTGTTACAGAACTTATGGGACTGATTTCGCACATGCAAGAGACAAATTCAAGTCAAGAACTAAGCTGTCTTTAAGACAAAAGCAATATCAAGTGGCAATGAGTGGGGACACTAATATGCTAAAATGGCTAGGTAAACAAGAGTTAGGACAAGCTGAAGTTACTACTTCTAACAATGTCGAAGTTGAAGATTTAAAAGCCATTTCACAAATGTTAGAAATATCAGATGAAGAGCTTAATAAATTTACTGCACAAAGTGAAATTATTTACAACGGAAAAGGAGTAGAAAAAGATGCTGAAATCAACGATTAAATTATCACCATTTTCTACTAAGCAAAAGCTATATTTGTACTTTGGGTTTAAGTCTAGATTTTGTGTTGCTGAAGGTAGTGTTCGTAGCGGTAAATCAATAATGGATTGTTTAATTGCAGCGGACTATTTAGACAAATGCGAAGATGCGATTCACTTAGCTAGCGGATCAACTGTTGGAGCAGCTGAAACAATCATAGGCGACTGTAATGGATTTGGATTAGCTCATTTATTCAAAGGCAGGTGTGAGTGGGGAAAGTTTAGACAAAATGAAGCTTTGTATATTCGAACTACATCCGGCGGAAACAAAGCGATGATATCCAAAGAAAAGCAAGGAAGTGGAAATTATAACAAAGTAGTAATATTTGTAGGTGGGGGAAAAGCAAATAGCTTCACGCATATCCGTGGATATTCTATTGGCTTATGGATAGCAACCGAGATAGATTTGCATTATGATTCAGATGATTCTAGAACTTCATTTGTTAAGAATGCTTTAGATAGACAAATAGCAGCAATTGACCCTAAGACAATATGGGATTTTAACCCATGTGACCCACATAATCCGATATACGCAAACTATGTAGATAAATACAAAAAAGACTATGTAGGCGGATATGCATATATTCATACAGTTTTAACTGATAATTTAAGCTTATCACCTGAAAGAATAGAGCAAATAAAATCAACACACGATAAAAATTCAGTATGGTATAAGCGAGATATTTTAGGACAAAGATGCGTTGCCGAAGGACTTATTTACAATTATTTTAATAATCATACCGAAGCAATGGAGCTACCAAATGACTATGAGATTAACGCCGATACATTATATTTGGGCGTTGATTTTGGTGGCAATAAATCAGCAACTACATTTGTAGCAAGTTATGTGCCAGACACTATGGAAGAAGTAATAACCGTGTTAGATGAGCGAATAAAAGAAAGCTTAAATCCTACATCGCTATACGAAAGATTTAAATCATTTATCCATCGATTAACAGTATTATATCCTAGAGTTAAGATTTATAAAGTCAGATGTGATAGTGCTGAGAGTAATCTAATTCAAGGTATGAAAATGTTAGCAATGACTATGGGGGTATATATTGATATTCTATATTCTTGGAAAATAGCTATTAACGACCGTATTAGATTTTATGACGGTATTCAATCTAATGGCCATTATCATTATCTTGAGCGATGCACCGAAACTAGAGATGCATTTGCAGGTGCTTCATGGGACCCTAAAAAGACAGATACAAGACTTGATATTACTAGCTATGATAATCCTGTTGATATTTTAGATGCAGCAGAGTATTCCGTAGAGCCATTGATGAAACAAATAACTGAAGCACAATTATATGTGCAGCAATAAAAAAGGAGTAAAAAAATATGAGTATATCTTACAATTTTGAAACACAAGCAAATGAATACATAAGTAAAATTAGACCTGATACACAAATTGAAGGACAATCCGATTACTTAGAATTATACTATGATTGGTGGAAAGGGTATGATCCCAATTTCCATAGTTACAGAATAAGAACATTATTAACAAGTAAAACAATAATTAAAAAATCTCTTAAAATGGTTAAGACAATTGGTGAAGACCACGCCGATTTAATATTTAATGAACGAACAAAAATAGCGTTAGATAGTGAGAATCAAACAAAAGCAATGACTGACTTAATCACTTCAAAAGGAATGTTTACTAAGTTAAACAAGGCAGTAGAATTAGGCTATGCTTTGTCAATGTCTGCAATAGTTATGAGCATTAAAGGCATTTCAACCAACGAAGAAGGAAAAATTATAGCTAAAGATGGCGACATTAAGTTTAACGTAATTGATGCAAGGCATATAGTTCCAATTACTGTGGAAGATGGCGAAATTACTGAAGCTTGTTTTATTAGCCGAAATACTAATTATTATAACTTTGTTTTCCATTTACTAAACGAGCAAGGAAACTATGAAATACATTCAGTTAAATATAAATTTATCAAAAGAACAGGAAGCTTAGTCATTGAGCCAGACCAAATAATAAAACCGTTTAATACTAATTCCAAATATAAATGGTTTATGATTGTAAGTCCACCAATAGCCAATAATATCGACCCTGACAGTAATCTACCTGTCCCTGTCTGGGCTAATTGTTTAGATACGATTAAATGCTTAGACAATAAATACAATGCGTATAACGAAGAATTTGTATTAGGTAGAAAGAGATTATTTGTTAGTTCAAAGATAGCAACACGTGTTCCTGTAATTGTTGATGGCAAATTAACTTACCAAACCGAACAAGTCTTTGACCCTAATGATACAGCAATCAATATATTGCCGGAAGAAGAAACTAAAGGAGATTCTAGTGCTAACTTTAATAAAATACAAGAAACCGGAAAAGAATTTAGAGAACAAGCATTAAGGGACGCAATTAATCAAGAATTAAACATTTTAAGTCAAAAACTTCATTTTGGAAACAATTATTATAATATCGGTGGTGGGAGTAGTAGACCTTTGCAAACAGCCACTGCTGTTAATGCAATGAGTATGTCAGTAATCAGGACAGTTAGAAATTATCAA